GCGTAGGCAGCCAAGCCGGGCGAGGCTCGACCATTTTCCCTTCTTCGTTTACGCCGCCAAACTCAAGCAACGCCGCGTACTCAGCATCGGTGCTCACGGCACCCTCATACCTCGTCTCGGTCAGCGACACCTTTTGGCTCTTGATGGTGTCGCGCAGCTTGCCCGTAAGAACCGCAGGCGGTTCGCCAGGAGCAGACGCCCTATGCGCGCCTGGCNGNGGGCCTGGAACCTCATACCAGAACGGCGTGCCCGCGTTCATGTAGTAGCGACCATGCGGCTCTTGCGAAAGCGTCTCATGCATGTCTGCCGCATACTTAAGCTGGGCGTTGAGCATACCGCCTCGATATAGGCACGAAACCACCGCTTCGCGGCCGCGCTCTTATCAATAAAGGTCGCCAACTTTAGCTCCCCCCAGGGCCGATCCGCAAGGCGTCCACCTCGTAATGGTGGTTGGCGGGCTTGCTCACCAGCCGAATCCGGTAGCGGGGCAGGTTCTTCTGTGTCTCATAATCGAATGGCACGGCCTCGACGATTTCCAGCGTCTCGTCGAGCTCCATTTCATTGCCGTTCAAGTCATGCGTCGGCATGTAAAAGCGGTCTGTCGCGAACACCTGGGACGTGTCCGCAGTAAACCGTTGCAGACCGCGCAGGGTGCGGCGGCGCGCCTTGGCTTCGTACCTCGTCACCCAAACCGTTTCAATGTCTCCCGTCACAGGGTTTTGGCCCTGCTGGAGTTTGCCGATGGACACTTGCGTATCCATCAAACTCTCAAACGCGGCGTCAGTCACGGTAATCCCACATCCCACGCCAGAAGTCCGGCTTGGGCCTGTCTTCGTCTAGCCAGTTGCGCCGCTTCGCCGATTTGCTAATGCCGCCAGCATACGGCTTCGCGCCAAAAATCGCAGCCTTGCGCTTTAGCTCCTTGGCAAGCTCCTTCCACATGGCGGCAGACTCCGCGTACGACACACGGTANTCGCCAATCGCCTTCTCNGCTTTCGTNGCNTAGTGNCGCGCCAGGATTTCGGCCGCATGGTAGGCGGCACCGTAGAGAGTCTTGTGTTTCTCAATCAGGCGTTGCAGCGTAGCATCGGAAATGTCCTCCGCAGGTGGATTACCCAACTCCTCGCGAAGTTCTTCTACAGTCGGGATTCCGTTCGCCACCGCAACGCCCTCCTTGGTTACTTGCCGAGAGACTGCCGCAGAGCCTCAACGGCCGCTTCCTTTCCCTTTACGATGCCAACGCCGGGGATGTCGTAATTCCCAAAGCCGCGGTGATACTTCCGAATCTCCGCTTCCCAATCCACACCACCCGTAGATTCTGCCGCAGGCTCACTCGTTGGTTCGGCGGTCTTGGATACGACATCCCCGGTTGGCTTCAAACGCTGCCAGTCGGCCGCGCCAACCAGAACAAGAGCGGTCGCCTGCTCCACGGTAATGTCGGTAATTACCTCACCAGGAGAATACAGGCGACCGCTATGGCGAACCGGCCACTTGACCTCAACCACAATACCGCCTCCTGGCTTCCGTTAGCTGGCAAGTTTACGCAACAGCGTTCACAATCAAGAAGCCCGCGCCGTCCGCGATCTTCCGAATATCCCACTTGTCACTGTACTCAACGTAGGTCGCCCTAGCGCCAGGGTCAGGATGACGATAACGACGCACCTGCGGGTGGTTGCGACCGCGGAACAGCGAAGCCGCCGTCACGGTACGGAGAGACGGACGCGATGCGCGATAGCCGACGAAGCAGTGCTTGCCCCAGACGTACTGCAAGTTGTCAGGCTGGCCTTCGCGGCTCACATTTTCGACCGCAGAACCGACAAGGAACTGCTCCACGTCAAACAGGCGCGCAAGCATTTCCGGCGTAACGCTGTCGCGGCCCGTGTACTTGATGCGGTCGATAATAAGCGGGTGGTTAGCCAGTTTGTCGAAAACCTCCTGGCCGACGATGATGATGTTCGGCTTCCGCAGGGCCTTCGACAAAACAGACGACTTCGCGTCCTGGATCACGTCAAACGGATTCGAGTCGGGGTCATTCCACTGGTCAGAGCCAGATAGAGTGACCTTGTAGGTCCAGTTGGCGGGATTGAAGAAAAGCGTAGCCGCTTCCTTCTCCAGTCGGAGCCGAATGCGCTCCTGAATATTTAGGGTCGCATCCTCAAACGGCGAGAACGGCGAGTCGGCATTATCGACTTCCTCGTCCGGCACCGAATCGCGCAAGGTATGCTCGATCAGCGAGTAATTCTCGCTGCCAACGGTATAGTCCACCACATTGGGCGGCGAACCAGGAGCGCGCCGGTCATTCGCAACCCGCAAATGCTCGTTTCCATAGACGGCGTACTTATCGCTGTCCTTCTGCACAGGCACGACAGTTAGAGCACGCTCGGCAATGAAGCTCTCGTTGCGAACCTGCCGAGAGAAGTTGGTCAAGTAAACGTCAACATGCTGCGCACCAGCGGTCGGCATGTCACATCACCTCGTCTTTCATCGTCATTAGCCCGTTAGTCCGCCACGCGGAGCGTGAACGGGCCGATCAAGAACACCTCAATGATATCGCCATCCGCGCTTGCGGCTTCCAGGGCGATGCCACGCACCACGTCGCCATCAGCGGTCTTCGCGACAGCCTTGCCGTTGCCGTCCGTGCCAACCCAAGCCCCAGCGTTGATAGCGCCGCCAGCTTTCACGCGCACCGTGCCGCCGATGGCAACCGTCACAGACTGCCCCTGCTCGGCGCGGTAGTAGTCGGTNAGGACGCCGATGGGAACGTCCGTGGCGGCGTTGCAAACATCCACGGTGTGCTCTCCGGTCAACTCAACGAACAGATTCTCCTTGCCGGTCAAGTCGGCACCAGCAATAAAGGTCTTATAGACCGTGTTGCTCTGCTGGCTCATTTCAACTCCCCCTCTCAGGCAATAAAAAATGCCCCTTAACGGAGCGTAGGCGCTCCCCCAACTTCACGACTTAGGGAGACCCAATAGGCGCAGACTCATACCACGCCTTAGCCAAGTCAGGCCGCTCCGCAGCGACCTTGCGCGCCGCCTCATAGTACGGAATCTTATCGGCCTCCATGCGCTTCTGCACAAGCTGCGCGAACTCCGCGACCGGGTCATCCGAAGCAGAAGCACTAGTACCAAGCTCCTTGAACAACGCGCCCTTCTCAATCCGCTCATTCGCCGCCTTAAGGATGGTTTCCAGTTTCTCCGCGAACTCGGCAGACACAGACTGCGCCTTGTAAATGACATCCGCAATGTCATCGACCTTTGCGACGTTGGCATAGTTCTCGGCGCGCTTGCGAATCTCGGCCTTGATTCGAGCTTCGCGCTCGGCCTTGGCGATCTCCTCAGCCTCCTTAGCCCGCTTCTCCAGATCCTCAAGCCGCTTGCGCACCGGCTCAGGCAGGTCCGCCTTGTTAATGTCGTCGGACTTGTCCTCGCCCTTCTTGGACAACTCATCGACCCGCCTGCGCAGAGCCTCAAGCTCTTCATCCCGCTTCGCGAGAGCCGCCTTCACAGCCTCACGAATCTTCTCGTCGACACCCTTCAACAGTTCATCGAGGTTTGCCGTCTGCTCGGACATCTTCACATCGCCTCCTTCGTCACTCTTAGTGATGTCCGCGCCGTTAATCTTCGGGCGAACATCAATGTTAACGACGTGCTCCCCAATGGATTTCTTTTCGTCGCTGAAACCCAAATGCTTGGCGATCAACTCCCACGCCGACTTGAGCAGATTACGCTCCTTGTGGTCGCCGTCATTGACAAAGTACCCGCTTGCCTCGTCCACAGACGCTGGCTGAGTGCTAGACGTGCTTTCGCCACTGGTATCACGTTTGAACAACACAATACGGGCTTCCGGATTTGCTCCCTTATCCACAAGGTCAACGCGGTCGATAAGCAAGTTCTTCAACTTGGTCGCCTTAGCCATTAGTTCACCTCCTCACGAATGGCGCGACCCTGAATAGAGAAGGCCTTATACGTGCCGTTTTTGACCTTCTCAAACACCTCATCGTCGGGGATGTAGAACCCAACCCACCAACCAACCGGCAAGGCGTCCTTCGGCAATCCCATCTTCTCCAGCTTCTCCGGCGTCACGACGAAGGACTCGATCAACTCGCCCTTCGCCTCGCCAACATGCATTTCACCAGCTTTGCGGAACTGGAGATTAAAGGCATAAGCCGCCGTCTCCAACTCCTCGGGTTCAATAATGTCGCGCTGTGAGTCAACAACAACCTCACCATCCTTGCGGATGGCAACGGACGCCCAGCCAAAAACAAGGTGACGAGAGTCGTCAACCTTGGCAATGCCGAATTCCTTACCCACCTTCACCCACCGCCCATCATCGTTCTTGCGCCAGCCAGCACGCTCCACAGCAGCCCACGCAACGGCGGCGGCCCGCCCTTCGTCGCCATACTGCTGCTCGGCAGCGTTGAACGCCTTGCGCCAAATCGTCTGCGCATCTTCTGGCAAAGCGTCCCGCACGGGTTTCGGGATGTCCGCATTGCGTTGATACGGCAATGTGCGCCACCTCCAGCTAGGCGACGAAATCAAAAACGTCGCCAGACCGCACAAAGACTTGCAAAAAACACCGGCAATAATGGTGCGCTGGCGGCCGCTCATGATAAGAACCATCACTTGCAACAAAGAAAGAACGCAGGGGAACTTCCTGCACGTTCAAAGAGCCGCAGATGGGGCACACTCTCTCATCTTCCTGCGTTCTCCACATCTTCGTTACCAGCCGCCCCTCCCGTTGCCAGAAGAGAGCAGCCAGAATTATCCCCTCTGCGACACTTGACACGGCATTTTGCGTCACTATCAACTCTTGACGAACCGCCAACAAGCGCTGACCATGCTCAATGACTCCAGCTAGCCCTTCGCGCTCATACGAACGCACCGCCGCACCAGCAAAACGCCGATTCAAAGCAAACAGGCCACCCTCAAGGATGACCCGGCGGCGTTCCTCTTCACTTAACCCAAGCAGCTCAAGTGCCTCAGCGGCTTCCAGAAGGGCAACGTGTGTTTCCCTAGCAATAAGCGCCGCCTGCCTCTGCGCTTCCTGCTCGGCCCACAACGCGGCTTCTGCATCGGCTAGGCGAACAGGAATCGGTTCGTCCTGCTCAACAGCCTGCCGCCTCGCCGCCGCCTGTACAGCGCGCCGCAAGACAGGAGCAAGCCGCCTAGCCAGAGACGCTTCAAGCTCCATCCAAAGTAGCGGATCTGTCCATTGCCACCATTCAAGCACGGCGAGTTGATCCTGCACCTGCGACAGCCACCATGCGATAACTGCCGCAATCTCTTCGCCGTGCTCGTCAAGCAATCTCGCATACCACTCTGGCGACGGACGACCAGCTTGCTTGCTTAGAAACTCCCGCGCGTCTTCTAGCAGGCGGTCGTCTCGCTTAATCAGCAGCTCAGAGCGCGGGCGGTCTCGTTTCATTGTCCGGACGACCACCCAATGCACGCGCAAGCGCGTCACGCTGGCGAGCTT